AGGCTCAAACGGTCATACGATGAACAGAAAGCGCAGTTAAGCACAAAGACGGGGTACACGGCATGGACAGAAGTGACATCATAGAACTTATTGCTGTCACCCACAGTTCTGACGAGTACGGGGTTTCTCATCGAGTTGAAGGGGAACCCAAGACCGTCATGTGTGATGTAAAAAGCGTGACAAGAAATGAATTCTTCGAGGGTGGGCGGAATGGTCTCAATCCCGAATATGAATTCGACGTGTTTGACGGTGACTATGACGGGGAGACCATCGTGGTCTACAAGAACAAAAGATATGCTGTGTATCGAACCTATCACGGGCGCACAGACAAGATTGAACTGTATGTCCAGAGAGAAGGTGGGGTAAATGGCAGTAACTAATCTTGAGGCTGAACTCCAACAGATACTCGACCAATACGCCTTACAAGTCTCTGAGGAGGTTGGGAAGGCGGTTAAACAGGTTGCGAAGGAATCTGCTAAGAAGCTGAAACAGACCTCTCCAAAACGGTCAGGAGGTGGCGATTATGCGAGCGGATGGGGATATACCATCGAAGCAGGAACCGTCACCAATTCTGCGACAGTTCACGGCAAGAAGAAAGGCACCTACAGACTTGCTCATCTGTTGGAAAACGGTCACCTCATGCGGAACGGCAAACGAGGCGGTCAGCGCATCCATATCAAGCCTGTTGAAGAGTGGGCGGTCGAAGAATTTGAGAGAAAAATCAGAGAACTAGTGGAGGGCATCCAATGACTCCCAGTGAAGTGAAGATCATGGTGGAAGAGTTGGGAATACCTTCCACCTATTATCAGTTTGCAGACAACACGGAATTAGCACCTCCGTTTGTCTGCTATTTTTTTACACCCAGTAATGATCTGTCAGCTGACAACATCAACTATGTGAGAGTCGAAAAACTCAACATTGAACTCTATACCGATGTGAAGGATTTTGCACTCGAAAAACAGTTGGAACAGATCCTGACAGAGCATGAAATCTTTTTCGCAAAAGAAGAGACAAATCTCGACTCTGAGCGAATGCACGAAACAATTTACACATCCGATATTATTTTGGAGGTTTAATATGCCGAATACAAATAAGGTTAAATTCGGAATCAAGAACTGCCATTATGCGGTGGCAACCATCGCAGATGATGGAAGCGCAACGTATGAGACACCCGTGGCAATGCCTGGAGCGGTCAGCATTTCCCTTGAACCTCAGGGCGAGAATACACCCTTTTATGCTGACAACATCGTCTACTACATGGGCAACGCAAACAGCGGTTACAACGGTGACCTTGAGCTTGCACAGATCCCCGACAGCTTCAAGAAGGACGTTCTTGGAATGAAGGAAGGCGGAAACGGCATCCTCTATGAAGATGCGAACGCTGAAGCAGTCCACTTTGCTCTCACGTTTGAGTTCTCCGGTGACAAGCACAACAGAAGGCACGTTATGTATAACTGCACAGCTACACGCCCCTCTGTGGCTTCTGCAACCAACACGGAGACCAAAGAGCCTCAGACAGAATCCACGACCATCACAGCAACCTCGATCTATGTGGCTGCCGTTGATACGGACGTAGTGAAGGCTTCCTGCAACGCAGGCGATACCGCTTACAGTGGATGGAATACCGCCATCGTTCAGCCGACAGCATCAACGTGAGGTGACGAATGAGAGGGACAATTAAGATAGGTGACCGTGATGTTGAGATGGTAGCCAATGGTGCAACTCCTTTTATCTTCAAGAGGGTATTCCGTAAGGATTTCCTTGCGGAGACTCAGAAGGAAGATATGGATGTTTATGCGGAGCTTGCGTTCATCATGGCAAATCAGGCAGAAAAGCCTATGACGGAGCTTCTCAACTCGCTCAAAATAGAGGATTTCTATGAGTGGATTGAGGGATTTGAAGCAATGGACATAGTCACTGTTGCACCCGATATCTTTGCGATATATCAGGGACAGGCGAAGTCCTCCTCTGCGTCAAAAAAAAAGAAGTAAAAACAGACAGACCGTTTAACACGGCCTTGTATCTACTGAGAGTTGTCGAGGCAGGAATTCCTTTATCCTGTCTCGATTTACTTGAAGTGGGGGAAATCATGGATATATTGACAGAACGAGGTAATGACAGTGAACAGTACAACGTTCTGGCATCGCAAGAAGATATGGATAAATTCTAATGGCTAATATCAAGGGCATTACGATTGAAATAAATGGCAACACTTCGCCTTTACAGAAGGCATTAAGTGATGTCAACAAGTCCATAAAAGATACACAGAAACAGCTGAAAGAGGTTGATAAGCTCTTAAAACTGGATCCAAAGAACACAACTCTCTTACAGCAGAAGCAGGAACTCCTCAAGAAGGCCGTTGCTGACACGAAGGAAAAACTGGACAAAGAAAAACAGGCTCTCGCACAGCTCGCCTCGCAAGACCAGACCCCCGAAGTCAAGGAGAAAATGGCACAGCTTGAGAGGCAGATAATTGCTGATGAGGAAGCACTGAAGTCTGCACAGAAAGAGTTAAAAAACTTCGGTTCTGTCGGCAAACAGCAGGCGAAGGCTGTCAATGACAAGTGGAAAGAGGTCGGTGGCAAAATCTCCGCTGTCGGTGACAAGATCGGGGAGGTCGGCAAAGGTCTGACCACTCATGTTACCGGGCCAATCGTGGCTGTTGGCGGAGCTGCTATGGCTGCGTTCAATGAGGTTGATGAAGGTTATGATACCGTCATCAAGAAGACGGGCGCAACGGGCAAGGCTGCCGAAGAACTCTATGGAATCGTTGACAATCTCGCAACCTCAATCCCCGTTGACTTTCAGACGGCAGGGGAAGCGGTTGGGGAAGTCAACACACGATTCGGTCTGACGGGTGACGCACTGCAAGACCTGTCAGAGAAATTCATCAAGTTTGCGAAGCTGAATGACACGGATGTTTCGACTTCGATTGATTCCGTGCAGAAGGCAATGGAAGCCTTCGGAGTGCCAACCGAACAGGCGGGGGAATACCTCGACCAGTTAAACAAGGCAGCGCAGGACAGCGGAATCGACATTGGCACTCTTACCTCTCTGACGATCGGCAACGCAACCGCCCTCGAAGAACTGGGGCTGTCACTGGGTGAATCCACTTCGCTCATGGCACAGCTTGAAAAGAGCGGTGTTCCCGTCAACTCTGTCATGGGCGGTTTGTCGAAGGCTCTGAAAAAAGCCACAGACGAAGGGATTCCACTTGATAAGGCTTTGGCAGACCTTCAGAAGACCATCGGAGAAAATGAGGATGATACAAAGGGTTTAGCGGCTGCCTATGAGTTGTTTGGCAAGTCCGGAGATAAAATCTTCAAGGCTGTCAAAGACGGTTCTCTCAATTTCGAAGAACTTGGAACAACTGCCTCTGATTCGGCAGACAACGTTTCCAAGACATTCGAGGAAACACTGGATCCAATCGACCAGTGGCAGATAACCCTCAATAATCTGAAGCTGACAGGGGCGCAACTAGGATCGACCATTGGTGAACTCCTTCAGCCTGCTTTGGAAAAGGCCTCTGAAACCGTTGCTTCCCTTAAAGAAAAATGGGAACAGCTGTCACCCGAACAGCAGAAAATGATCATTCAGGTCGCAGGCATAATTGCCGTCATTGGCCCTGTTATTGCAATCATAGGCTCGATTGTAACGGGCATAGGTGGTTTGATCACTGCGATCGGAGCGGTTGCAGGGGTCTTAGGCGTGGCTGCCTCAACGGTCGGAATCGTCATAGCAGCGATCACTGCGATCATTGCAATCATTGTTCTCTGCATTGCGCACTGGGACAAGATAAAGGAAAAGGTTAAAGAGGTCTGGGGTTCCATCAAAGACTCTGTGACAAAGTTGAAGAACGATGTGGTTCAGAAGTGGGAAGAGATAAAGTCCAACATCTCATCCAAAGTTCAGTCAATCAAGCAGGACGCACAGAACAAGTGGAACTCGATCAAACAGGACACGGTCAGCAAAATCACAACTATGAAGAATGATGTGGTTTCGAAGCTTGCCGAACTGAAAAACAAGGCAGCCGAAAAACTCAATGATCTGAAGGCTAAGTTTTCTGAAAAGCTCAACGACATCAAGGAAAAGGTCAAACAGAAGATTGATGACATCAAGGGATTCTTTGAGAATCTAAAACTCAAGATTCCGAAACCCGAACTGCCGTCGCTCCCTAGCTTCCACCTTACAACATCCACAAAGACCATCATGGGCAAAGAGATTACTTACCCGACAGGCTTTAGTGTTGACTGGAATGCGAAAGCTATGGAGAATCCGTATTTGTTCACCCGTCCTACTGTCATGGCTACACCTTACGGCATGATTGGCGCAGGCGAGGCAGGGAACGAAATCATGTACGGCAGAGATAACCTTATGCGTGACATCACCCTTGCCAATGCCGTGAACAATGAAAGCCTGATCAATGGATTCTACAAGGCAATGGTGCAGGCACTCGACAGTGCAGATTTAAAGGTTCAGATTGGCAGAAGGGAATTCGGCAGGATCGTGAGGGAGGTGACCGCATGAATATAATCTATATTTCTTCGAGCGGTAATACCTACCCTCTGATCACTCGCAGGATCCTCACAAGAGAAGCCAATTACTTCATGTGGGAATATGAGCCGAAAGGCACATCCCTCATGTATGGCGAAAGGGTTTCCTATTTTCACAGGGAGCCACTCAGGTATGAGACCGAACTCATTGTAAGGGGCAGCATCACACAGCGAAAAGCAATTCTCACTGCCCTGCACGATGACTTTGAGCATGATGTAAGGACAAAGCAGACTGGGACTCTCCACTTCGGTGAGTGGTATTGCAACTGTTATATCGTATCCTCTGAAACAACACCTCTTGAAGAGGTCAACCACTGGACTGCTAATAAGATTCAGATTTACATCCCTTCGGGGTTTTGGGTCAAAGATGAGTCAAAGACATTTGAGGGAATCGAGGACAATGCTTCTGAATTTTTAGATTATACCTACGATTACTCTTACGACTATTCTGCATCGGCCTATGGCGTAGGGTCATGGACTAC